CTTATATATAGTGTGTGGCATCCCGGTCTTTGACCGGGGCCGTGAGGTGCCCCTTTACGGGGGCGTTCATGCGCGTCAGGAACCACAGGGTCGAAAGCATTGCCTTCCAGAAGGCCCATTACATCGGCGAGATCATCACGCCGGAAATCGTCATCCTTCATGACACCGCCGGTCGGCTGGAAAAGGGCAATTCCGCCGCCTATCTCGCTTCGGCGAACACCGCAAAGGCATCGGTCCATTTCGTGATCGAGGTGGATGGTACTGTCACCCAGCAGGTGTCGACGAACCGCCGTGCGAACCATGCCGGTGCTTCCTCCTGGCATGGCAGGTCCGGCTGCAACGCCTTTTCAATCGGGATCGAACTGGTGAACCCGGGCCGCATGACACGGTTTTCCGACACGATGGCGGTCGCGTGGTGGGGGCAACAGTTTGCGATCAGCCTGTTCGGCATCCGGGAAATCGAGACCAAAGAACATGGTCGCGGGCTGTGGATGCCCCATGCAGACGCCCAGATTGCCGCGCTGATCGACCTGCTGGAAGTCCTGTTTCGCGATGTGCCCTCGCTGGGGGACATCACCACCCATTGGTATGTCAGCCCCGGACGCAAGGTCGATCCGAACCCGCTTCTGCCGCTGGAGGCGATCCGCGCTCGCGTGCTTGGGCATGACGATCCGGCCGATGCTGCTGCCGACGCGCAATCCGTCCCGGCCCCGGCAGCCGACATGGTCGTGATCGAGGTTGGCTATCAGCAGACCCTGAACCTGCGGCGCTGGCCCTCCTTCAATCCCAACGTCATCGCCGCGATCCCGCACGGGACCGTGGTGCCGGTCATCCGTCGCGGCACCTTCGACGGCCGCGAGTGGCTGCGCGTTCTCTACGGCGGCGAGGAAGGCTGGATTGTCTCCCGCTACGCCGACCCGATCACCCAATCCCGCGAGGTTTTCTGATGAACGACTTTCTGCTCATGCTTTACTGGGAGCTGCTCCCCACCCTGTTGCAGGTGATCGGTGCCATCCTCGGCATCCTTCTGATCCGCGCGGCCAATGTTGCTCGGGACCGCTGGGGGATCGAGATCGAGGCGCGCCACCGCGAGGCGCTGCATTCCGCGCTCATGACCGGCATCACCGCCGCGCTCGGCAAGCGATTGCAGGGCAAGGAGGCCGTCGCGGAGGCCGTAAGCCATGTCTTGCGCAAGGGTGCCCCAGATGCGGTCGATTTCTTCGGTCTCGGCATTCCCGACCTCGAAAACATGGTTGAGGCCAAGATCCAGCAGCGCTTGCCCTTCATCGGTATCGATCTGGCCGGGCCGGAACCTGCAGGGTCCGCTGTGATCGAGGCTCTCTGATGGACGGTGCCACCCTCAGCCTCGCCCCGCTGGTTCCCTGGCTGTCGCTTCTCGCGGCGGCGCTGTCGGTCGGCACCGTGCTCTGGAACATGCTGAACTCGGGATCGAAGCGGAATGCCGAGCGGCTCGAAAGCCACGCAAAGCGCCTGGGCGATCATGACCAGCGCCTTGCCTCGCTGGAACAGGCCCAGAATTCGATGCCGACCAAGGACGACATCCACTCCCTGCACCTCGGCATGGCCGAGATGCGCGGAGACCTGCGCGAGATGCGGGCCGCGATGGACGGCAGTCGCCAGATCATGGGGCGGCTGGAGACCATCGTGACCCGCCATGAAGATCACCTGCTGGATGGTGCGAAACGATGAACGAATACGGCGAAACCCTCCGCCGCCACCGGCGGCTGGCGATCCTGCGCTTCCTTGAGGCCAGCCCGACCTTCACCAGCAACGTGTCCATCCTGACGGATGTGCTGAACAGCGACCGGATCGGCATCGACACCTCACGCGACCAGACCACGACCGAACTGGCGTGGCTGGCCGAGAACGGTTTCGTCACGCTGGGCGGGCAGCCGGATTTCCGAGTGGCGACCGCGACCGCGCGTGGTGCCGATATCGCCCTCGGCCGGGCCACGCATCCCGACATCCAACGCCCCAGCCCGAGGCGCTGATATGCCGCCGCCCCGCAAGATCGACCGTCTTCCGGCCGAGCTGCGCCAGAAGCTCAACGAAGAGCTGAAGCGCCGGAACTTCTCGGACTATGAGCAGCTGGCCGAGGATCTCGCTTTCTGGTGCGAGGAAGAAGGTATCGAGATCCGCATCGGCAAATCCGCAATCCATGCCTACGGGCAGGAGATGCGGGACTATGTCCGCATGCAGGAACAGGCGCAGGATGAAATCCGGGCGTTCCTCGATCAGGCCAGCATGACGGACGAGGCCAATGCGCAAAAGGCCCTGTTCCAGCAGCTGACCGGCATCCAGTGGCAGTTGCAAAAGAACATGATGATGTCCGGCGATCTGACCGATCCGCGCGGCATGAAGGATCTGACCACAGCGCTCAACAACCTGATCCGCTCCACGTCTCTGCGCGATGCCATCATCAAGGCAGAGCGGGCCGAGCAGTCGGCGAAGCTCGATGCGGCGGTCGCATCCGGCGACCTTGAGAAAGACGCCGCCGAAAAGGCGCGCCGCATCATGGGGTTCTCCTGATGGTGGCGCTGATCATCTATGGCAGCCCCGGTTGTCAGGGCTGCAAGCTGACGATCCGCAAGGCAGAGGCCCTTGGGCTGTCCTTCGACTATGTCGATGTCTCGGCCGAAGTTGATGCAGCGGCGCAGCTGCTGGCGGAAGGGCATCGGACGCTGCCAGTCGTCCGTGCCGGTTCAGATGTCTGGACCGGCTTCCGCCCTGATCTCCTTGAGAAGGTGGCCCGCGATGCAACCGGCTGATCTCGCCCTTGGCGCGCTGATCATGGTCGCGCAGGCCAATTACAGGACGGCCTCGATCTGGACGCTGGCCGCCGCATGGGCCTTCGGTCGCAAGCGTGATGTCGAGCATCTGGGCTATGCCGCCCGGGTCGGTTTCTGGCGCGACCGCCCCTACCTGCTCAGCTTTCGCGAAACCGGAGAGAATTGACCATGGCACATGCCGCCGAAGTCGCGAACGATCTGGAAGCCCACGCCAGAAACCTGGACGGCACAGGCTTAGATTATCTGGCCAAGTCTATGCGGCGTGGCGCACAGACGATCCGGGACATGCTGGCCACCCAGTCAGAGCTGGAGGCGGCAGCGCAGTCGGAGGCTGATCGCTACGACGCCTACGTCTATGGCGACCGCCGATGACGGCCGTTACTCCCCTCAGCCCCGTTATCCGGTTCATGCCCTATCAGCAGGCGTGGATCTCGGACGACAGCCGCTTCAAGATCGGCATGTTTGCGCGCCAGACCGGGAAGACATTCTCGACCGGTGGCGAATGCGCCGACGATTGCTTCAAGGCGTGGATCGATGATCGGCGCACCCGCTGGGTGATCCTGTCGCGTGGCGAGCGGCAGGCGGCCGAGATGATGACCGAGGTGGTCAAGCCGTTCACCAAGGCCTTTTACGAGGTCTACAATACCCTGTTGAAGGGGGGCGAGCCGACCTACTCCGAGGGAGAGTTCCGCGCTCCGCAGGCCAGCGGGCCGGATGCCGTCTATAAGGCGCTGGAGGTCGGGTTTCCGAATGGCAGCCGCATCACGGCACTGCCCGCCAATCCCGATACCGCGCGCGGGTTTTCGGCCAATGTGATCCTGGACGAGTTCGCCTTCCACGCCAAATCCCGCGACATCTGGGCCGCGCTGTTTCCTGTCATCTCGAAGGGGCAGCAAAAGCTGCGGGTGATCTCGACCCCGAATGGCAAGGGCAACAAGTTCTACGAATTGATGACCGCTGACGACACGGTCTGGTCGCGGCATGTTGTCGATATCTACGAGGCAGTCCGCCAGGGCCTTGACCGCGATGTCGAAATGCTGCGCCGGGGGATGGCTGACGAGGACGCCTGGGCACAGGAATACGAGCTGAAATGGCTGGACGAGGCGTCAAGCTGGCTCGATTACGACCTGATCTCGGCCTGCGAACACCCTGATGCAGGGCAGCCGGATGGATACCAGGGCGGGCTGTGCTTTGTCGGCGTGGACATCGCGGCGCGCAACGACCTCTTCGTGATCTGGGTGGTCGAGCTGGTCGGCGACGTGCTGTGGACCCGCGAAATCATCGCCCGGCGCAGGATCAGCTTTGCCGAGCAGGATGATCTGCTGGCAGAGATCATGCGCCGATATCGGGTTGTCCGGGTCCGCATGGACCAGACGGGCATGGGCGAAAAGCCGGTCGAGGATGCCAAGCGCCGCCATGGCTCCGAGCGGGTCGAGGGTGTGCTTTTCTCCCCGGCCTCGAAGCTCGACATGGCGACATCCCTGAAAGAGAGCATGCAGGATCGCAAGACCCGCCTGCCTGCCGGTGATCCGGTCTTGCGGGCAGACCTGCATTCGATCCGCAGCCAGGTCGGCGTGACCGGCACCCGCCGTCTGATCGCAGACGGCGACAGCGATGGCCATGCGGACCGGTTCTGGGCCGGGGCACTGGCGGTCTCGGCCGCAGAGATGGGCACCGCCGAATATGCCTATCAGTCGGCCCCCGGCGCGCGGTCGCGTTGGGCTGCAAGGCGGGACGATGATGACGGTGCCACCGGCGGTCGCTGGGGACAGGACGGAGGTGCGTGGTAATGCTGCTCGATCAATTCGGTCGCCCGATGCAGAGGGTCACGGCGGCGGAGCTGCTGGAACGGCAGGCCGTCGCGACGGTCGGCTCGGTCCGGCAGGTCCATAGCGGACACCCGGCTGACGGGCTGACGCCACCCCGGCTGACATCAATCCTGCGGGAGGCCGAGAACGGCGACGCCACAGCCTATCTGGAACTGGCGGAACAGATGGAGGAGAAAGACCTCCATTATGCCGCTGTGCTGGGTGTCAGGAAGCGGGCGATCCGTTCGCTTGAGGTGCAGGTCGATGCGGGCGACCACACCGAGGCAGCGGCGGAGGCCGCCGATATGGTGCGTCAGGCGCTGAACTCTGCTGCGGTGAAGACCTCGCTCATCGACATCATGGATGCGCTTGGCAAAGGGTTCTCGGTCTCGGAGATCCTCTGGGAGCGCGAGGGCAAGGGATTGCGGCTTGCCGGGCTGGAACTGGTGGATCCGCGCTGGTTCGAATTCGACCGCGACAATGGCACCCATATTCGCCTGCGCGACAATGCCGGGCCGCAGCCGCTGCGGCCGGACAGCTATGTGATCCATGTCGCCAAGGCAAAATCCGGGCTGGCAATCCGGGGCGGTCTCGCGCGGCTCGCGGCATGGGCCTATCTGTTCAAGAATTTCAGCCTGAAAGACTGGTCCATCTTCCTTGAAGCCTATGGCCATCCGCTCCGGCTCGGCCGCTATGGCCCCAGCTCGTCTCTGGAGGACCGGCTTACCCTTCTGCGCGCCGCCCGGCAGATCGGCGTGGACATGGCCGCGATCATCCCGAAGGACATGGATCTTGAGGTGATCGCCGCCGCGACCAGCGGGGCCGACAAGCTCTATGAGGGCAATGCGCGCTATTGGGATGAACAGATTTCCAAAGGCGTTCTCGGGCAGGTCGCGACCACGGATGCGATTGCGGGCGGTCACGCGGTCGGCAAGATCCACGAGGAAGTTCGTGGCGACATCCGTGATGCCGATGCCGAGCAGTTGGCCGGAAACCTGCAACGTGATATCGGCGGGGCCATCGTCCGGCTGAACTTCTCCGACCGCCACCGGGTTGCATTGCCAGTGATCCGCTTCGTGGCACCCGAGCGCGCGGATCCGAAGTTGATGCTGGAACTGATGGAGAAAGGCCCAAAGGCCGGGCTGAAGATCGCTGTCAGCCAGATCCGCAATGTCTTCGCCCTGCGCGAGCCGGAAGAGGGCGAAGAGGTGCTGACGCCTCCCGCCCCGCCGCCGGTGCAAACCCCGAGCGATCAACCACCCGCAGCAGATACTGCCACCCAGCGTCAGTTGGCCGCGCGTGAACCCGGTCCTGCTCCCCGCGACAGCATTGACGCTCTGGTGGATGAACTGATCCAGTCGGGTGACATGCAGGAGGCCGCTGGCGGCGAACTCGGCCAGCTGATCGAGGCCATCGGGCATGCCACCACATTCGAGGAGGTGCAGGACATTCTGGCCGTATTCACCGAAGGCACCCCCGGGGCGCTCCGCGATCTTCTCGACCGCTCGACCTTCGCCGCCCGGATGGCTGGCGAAGTCGGCGCGCCGGTGCGCTGATCCATGGCCGGGATCGATCTCCGTCCGCTGCCCCACCGCGAGGCGGTCGAGTATTTCACCTCGAAGGGCTACGCGCCGCAGCTCCAGCGCTTCCATCATCTCGACCTCTTCCGTGAGGAACATGCCCGCAACTGGGTGGTCGCCAAGGCCATGCGCGATGATGTCAGCCAGGCCATCCGGGATGAGATGACCAGGGCGCTGGCAGAGGGCCGGACGCTGGAGCAGTTTCAGGCATCGCTTGCACCGCGCCTTCAGGCGATGGGCTGGTGGGGTCGCCAGATCATGACCGATCCCGTCACCGGCGAAGAGGTCGAGGCCCAGCTTGGTTCGATGCGCCGCCTGCGGACGATCTTCGACACGAATATGCGCACCGCCCATGCGGCCGGTCACTGGGCCGCGATCCAGCGGACGAAGCGCGCCTTTCCCTATCTTCAGTACATCCAGAT